TATGCGAGTGGGCATGTCTCTGGGCCATGCTTTACGGACATCGTCCGTTCGTCATGTTGGTCGGCGCCGATGCCGCCATTGCGGGCGGGATGTTGGACTCCATCAAAAGCCACCTGGAGCAGAACGACCTGCTAGCCGAGGACTTCCCGGCAGCGTGCTGGCCTATCCGTGCCCTGGAGGGCATCTCCGCTCGAGCTCGCGGGCAGACGTGCGGCGGGGAGCCGACGCACATGGAGTGGCTCGCGGACAAGATCACGCTGCCATGGATCAAGGGGGCACCGTGCGCCGGTGCGGCTGTTCGCGTCGCCGGCATCACGGGACGCATCCGAGGCGTCAAGCACACCCGTCCGGATGGCGTCACCGTCCGTCCGTCGCTCGTGCTGTGCGATGACCCGCAGACAGACGAAAGTGCGGCCAGCCCTTCGCAGGTCGCAACACGCGAGCGTGTGTTGTCTGGGGCCATCCTCGGGCTCGGCGGTCCGGGCGTGCGGATGTCGGGGCTCTGTACGATCACGGTTATCCGCCCTGACGACCTGGCCGACAGGCTGCTCGACAGGACGAAGCATCCGGCGTGGCAGGGCGAGCGGTCGCAGCTGGTCTACGAGTGGCCGACCGACGAGGACTTGTGGGGGCAATACGCCGAGATCCGCAGGCAGGGCCAGCGTAGCGGCGAAGGGACGGAAGCGGCCGACGAGTTCTACCGCGAGCGGCAGGCGGCAATGGACGCCGGCTCGCGCGTGGCGTGGCCGGAGCGGAAGCACGAGGACGAACTGTCGGCGATCCACCATGCCTGGAATCTCCGCATCGACCGTGGAGAGGCGGCGTTCTTCGCCGAGTACCAGAATCAACCGCTCGCCGACGACATCTCGAGCGAGAAACTGGACCGCAAGCACCTGGCGACCAAGGTTGTCCCGCTGCCTCGTGGCGTTGTACCGCTCGGGCACAACACGCTGACGGCGTTCGTCGACGTGCAGGAGCGTCTCCTGTACTGGCTGGTGTGCTCGTGGGGCGAGTCGTTCGGTGGCCACGTCGTTGCGTACGGCACCTACCCTGACCAGGCGGCGAGCGTGTTTGAGGCGTCGAGTGCAAAGAAGACGCTTGCCAACGCCAGCAAGCAGGGATTTGAGGCGGCGCTGCGGGCCGGGCTCGATAAGACCGTTGAACTACTTCTCGGCCGTGACTGGAAACGTGAAGACGGCGCCGCTGTGCGGATTGACCGTCTGCTCGTGGACGCCAACTGGGGCCGGTCGACGACGACGGTGCGGACGTTTTGCAGGCAGTCGCCGTTCACAGCGTCCATCTACCCGTCGCACGGCAAGGGTATCGGTGCGTCAAGCCAGCCGCTCGCCGAGAAGGGCGCCCGTGGCGACAAGCTTGGGCTCAACTGGCGTATCGGCCAGATCAGCGTCGGCCAGCGATCCGTGACGTTTGATACGAATTTCTGGAAATCCTTCGTGGCGGCTCGGCTTCGCATGGGCGTCGGAGCGCCGGAGACGATCACGCTGCACCAGGGCGACCACGAGTTGCTGCTGCAGCATCTGACGAGCGAGTTCCCTGTGAGGACCGAGGCACGTGGGCGAGTGGTCGACGAGTGGAAGTCGGCGGGCAAGGAAAACCACTGGCTAGACGGCCTTGTCGGTGCGGCGGTGGCTGCGAGCGTTGCCGGCGTGCAGCCGACTGCTACCGAGGCCGGCGGGCGACAGCGGCGAAAGATCTCAATTCCAAAGGCTGCCAACGGCCGAAAGATCATCCAAGTAAAAAGGCTCGGAGCATGAATGACATCGTCTTGACGACCGTCGACGGATTGGAGCCGCGCGATGCAGTCGGAATCGTGTGGCGTCTGACAAAGCCTGAGAGCGAGTGGCAGCTTGAAATTTTGTCGTGCCTGCGTGGTGAGGGCTCCAGCTCCACGCCGGTGGCCGTTTGGCGCAAGGACGGCTGCTTGATTGGGTGGGCGTGTTCTCACGTCTGGCGCGACCAGCAGACGCTTGAAATGTTCGTTGATGAGCGACACCGTCGCGAGGGTAAAGCGTTCACACTGGCGTCGATGCTCGCGTCGTCTGGCGTCATTGACCGCACCAAGCCGGTCGCAGTGTTTGCGGAGCCGACAGCCGCCATCGCTCGCCGTCTGGGGCTGACGCCTGTGGTGTACGAGCGACGTGGCGGCGACTGGGTCGCAGTCTGACGCCATACCCCCTCTCGTCTGCCGTGACTCGCCCGTAGTTTCGTCCCAATGAGCGACGAACTGCGGGACAAGATCTCCGAGGTTGCGCAAGGCCCGAAACGTGTCCGCACGGACGCGGGCGAGGTCGAGGCGCAGGACATCGGAGACATGATCGAGGCCGACAAGTACCTGTCGGGCAAGTCTGCCGTCTCGCAGACGTCGACCAGGAAGAACCGTGGACTGCGGTTCAACCGGTTGATTCCTCCGGGTGGCGGCTCCTGATGGGCCTGTTCGGCACACTCTTTCGCGGTAAGCGGCAGCTACAGCCTGTGGCTGTGCCGATGCGCGTGCGTGCCCGGTACGACGCCGCTAGTGAGGGCGACGACCGCAAGCACTGGGCGAACGCCGATGCGTTTGCTGCGGATACGGCGCTCTCGCCGATGGTGCGCCGGCAGATCCGCAACCGTGCTCGGTATGAGCGGGCGAACAACTCCTACCTCGCCGGGATCGTGGAGACGAAGTCCAACGACCTGGTCGGCACCGGCCCTCGCCTGCAACTCGATACCGGCTCTCCAGACGTCGACCGCCAGGTGGAGCGGCTGCTTTTTGACTGGTCGTGGTCCATCGACCTTCCCGGCAAGCTGCGGACGATGGCAGATGCCAAGACGGTCGACGGCGAAGCATTCGCCCTGATGATTTCGAATCCACGGATGCCTGGCGTGCAGCTCGACCTGCGGCTCGTCGAGGCCGAGATGGTCGCCACGCCGACGGAGCTGATGTCGCAGACGGTGACTCCTGACGGCAGCACGGTCGATGGCCTGGAGTTCGACGCCATCGGCAACGTCATTGCCTATCAGGTGCTGAACTACCACCCAGGCGCCAACTATCGCGTCAACACGTTCGAGTTTCAGCGAGTGCCGGCGTCGCAGATGGTGCATTGGTTCCGGGCGCAGCGTGCCGGCCAGCATCGCGGCGTCTCCGAGGTGGCGCCGGCGCTGAAGCTGTTCGGTCAGCTTCGTCGGTACACCGAGGCGGTCTGTGCGGCTGCGGAGACGGCGGCGGATTTCGCCGGATTCCTACGCACCAACTCGCCGGCCGCCGAGGTGGACGACGTCGATGCGTTCGCCGAGATGGAGATTCAGAAGCGGGCCATGGTGACGTTGCCCGACGGGTGGACCTTCGAACAGTTGAAAGCGGAGCAGCCCACGTCGACGTACGCGATGTTCAAGCGCGAAATCGTCAACGAGATGGCGCGTTGCCTGCAGATGCCGTTCAACGTCGCTGCCCTGGACTCGTCGTCCTACAACTACGCCAGCGGCAGGATGGATCACCAGGTCTACGACAAGACCTTGCGTGTGATGCGCGACGAGCTCGAGCGTGTGATGCTCGACCGTATCTTCGCCGCGTGGGTCAACGAGGCCACGCTTTCCGGCATCCTTCCCGACGGCCTGCCGCCGTTCTCGGAGTGGAACTGGGCGTGGGTGTGGGACGGCAAGGACCACGTCGACCCAGCCAAGGAAGCCAACGCCGCCGAGACGCGGCTGCGCACGCACACGACCACGCTTGCCAGCGAATACGCAAAGCAGGGCAAGCAGTGGGACGTCGAGCTGCGCCAGCGTGCCGCCGAGATCGCGCTCATGAAGGAGCTCGGCATCTGGGTCGACCTGACCCCAGAGGTGAACTACGGCGGAACGCTCGACGAGAACGGCGACCCAGCGGAGGCACCGTGATGTTTGACGAGTACGACGAGTTCGACGACCTCGATGGCATCGTGGAGTTTCTGTGACATGAACAAAATCACGATTGACAGCGGCGTTGAGTTTCTGCGGGCTGCGGATGGCGAGTCTGCCGCCGGCCCGAAAAAGTTTCGAATTGTCGCCTACACCGGCGCTCCCATCCGCCAGGGCTGGAGCCGCGAGCCTGTCATCATCGACATGGCCGGGATGCAACTCCCGGCGACGGTGCCGGTAGTGCTGGGGCACGACTACTCGCTCGGGTCGATCCTCGGCCAGGGCACCCCGAAGCTCGAGGGCGGGCAGCTCATCGTTGAGTGCGAGATCCTTGCCCGGAACGGCAACGCCGACCAGGTCGCCGCCCTGGCAGAGGCCGGCTACCAGTTTCAGGCGTCTGTCGGCGCCGATGTGCGACGGCATCAGAAGTTTGATGCAGACGTCGCCACCACCGTCAACGGAGCTGCCCATGTCGGGCCGCTTCGAGTCGTCAAAGCCTCCAGTCTGCGGGAGGTTTCGTTTGTAACTCTTGGCGCTGATTCGCAGACCAGCGTCGCCATCGCGGCGGAAGCCGACGAGGAGCACCCCATGGCGGATAACGCCACCAAGACGCCCGCAGAGGAGCCGATTGTGGCTGCCGCTGTGGAAGCCCCGGCGAGTGTCGCCGTGGAAGCCACCAATACGGTCGATCACACCAAGCTGATCGCCGACCTCACCCAGAAGGTGTCCAACATGGAAAAGCTCCTTGCGACCCGCGACGAGCGGCCCACTGCTCCTGCGGTTCACGTCGTGGCCAACGTGGCTCCGACGGCGGAGGTGATCGAAGCGTCGTTCGCTCTGCAGGGCGGCCTGCCAGGCGTCGAGAGCCAGTACGACGGCAAGGTGCTCGAGGCGGCCCACAAGGCGCGTCGCGAGCTGTCGCTCGGTGAAGTGATCGTGCAGGCTGCCGTGGCCAATGGCTACGACGGCCCGCGTCGGCTCAATGCCTCCACGCTCCGGCCGATTCTGGCTGCGGCGTGGGCGACTCACTCCATCAGCGGCATCCTGAGCAACACCGCCAACAAGTTCCTCCTCGCCGGGTTCAACGGCGTCGAGAGCGCGTGGCGGTCGATCTCGTCTGTCCGTTCGGTCAACGACTTCAAGACGCTGACGAGCTACCGGCTCAACGGTGGTTTCAAGTTCGACAAGGTCGCCAACGGTGGCGAGCTCAAGAACGCGGCGGCCAGTGAGGAGTCGCGGACGATCAGTGCCGAGACCTACGGGATCATGACCTCCGTCACCCGTACGGACCTCATCAACGACGACCTCGGCGCTCTGACCGCTGTTCCGCAGCGGATCGGCCGTGGTGGTGCGCTGAAGCTGAACGACGTGTTTTGGGCCGACTTCGTGGACGATGCGTCGTTCTTCACGAACGGTCGTGGCAACCTGTCGGCTGGCTCGCTGGCACTGTCGCTGGCGAACCTGAAGGCGCTGGCCACGAAGTTCCGCAAGCTCAAAGATCCCGACGGCAACCCCGTCGCGGTGGAGCCCCGGATCCTGCTTGTGCCGGTCGACCTCGAGCTGTCTGCGGCCGAGATTATGGGGAGCACTCTCATCCAGAGCGGTGCGACCGGTGGCCAGCCTGATCGGAACGTCTTGGCCGGTCGGTATCAGGTGGTCGCCTCGACCTACCTGACCAACACGACCGACTACTACCTCCTCGCGTCGCCGGCCGACATGCCGGTGATGGAGGTGGCTTTCCTCAACGGCGTGCAAAGCCCGATCGTGGAGACGGCGGAAGCCGACTTCAACACGCTCGGCGTGCAGATGCGTGGCTACTTCGACTTTGGCGTGGCCAAGGCCGAATACCTCGCCGGCGTGAAGTGCGACTCCGCGACGTGATCTAACCCCGGCGGGCTGGAGCCAAGCCAGCCCGCCGGGATATTCAACACCAAGCAATAGAAACGAGGTGATCCAGATGGCTTCTTATGTTCAAGACGGTGACATCCTCAACCACACGCCCGGCTCCGCCGTGGCGGCTGGCGAGGTGGTCGTGATCGGCTCGCTCGTGGCGGTTGCCCCGCGCCCCATCGCGGCCAACGCGCTCGGCTCGCTGGCGATTGAAGGTGTGTGGGCGATGCCGTGTGCCACCGGTGCGACTGGTGC